CGAATTTCCCCAGTATCTGTTTACCAAATGCTACAACTTCCTCGAGTGCTTTTGAGATAGTATCATATACTGCTTTAAAAGCTTTAGATGTTACTTCTTTTATGGATGTCCAGGCTTTATTAACCAAGGCCCGGAACCAATCCACCTTGTTATATGCAAGTACGAGAGCCGAGATAATTAAACCAATTGCGACTACTGCTATACCTACAGGTGTTGTAAGCCACGCAAAAACAGCGCCTAATTTGGATATATGTCCCCAAACTTTAGTAACAATTTCAGTTACTTTTGTGGCAATCGCTGAAAAGCTTGATAAATGCGGTAGAACACGAATAATAGCAGCAACAAGATTCCCGAAAATCGAAACAACCGATATGACTACAGGTGCTAATGCAGAGATAACGCCAAGTACTACTGGGAATAGAGCAACTAATTTAGCTGCAGTTTGATTTGTCTGTAATAAATTATTAAACCATTCCAAAAATGAATTAGCGACATCCAAAACAATTGCGCCAATAGGAGCGAATGCAATACCTAGATTAATAATCAAGTCCCAAAGGTTACCTAGCAATGCTAATACTGCTGGTGTAGATTCTTGGATAAAACTTAAAAATTGTTGGAACTGCTGATTTTCACCTAATGTTTCAGCCCATGCCCTAAAGCTTTCCATCATGCTTGCAAGACTTGTCATGAAGCTACCGCCCATGTCACTAAATGCTGAGAAGAAGGCGATAATTCCCATTGTGAGATCTGCAAAAATTTTAGAGATAACAGGCATATAGGTTTGTACATAACTTATAAACGACTGAAATTTCTCAGATTGACTTAAACCATCAGCCCATGAGGCAAAGGATTGCATCATACCATTAAAGTTTTTGGACCACGCCTCAGCTGCAGGTGCAAGTGCTGCTATCAAACTACCTAGCCCAGCTATAAGATGACCAATACCCGCAACAAAATTTTCAAAAATTGATGCACCGTATTTATTGAACGTATCAAAAATCTTTTGAATCGGTTGACTATTGATAGATTTATCAAAGGCACCCATCAACTTGGCTGCGCTTTTAGCTACAGATTCAATCATAGGCTGAAGAGATTTTAATATTTTTTGAGCACCTTGCATAGCGCTCGTAAATGCTTGTAATACTGGTTTCTCTGTAGCCTTAACTAAATCATCATAGGTACCTTTAAAAGCGTCCCATGAAGCTTTTGCTCGTTGTTGTTCAGCATTTAACTTAGCTGTCTCATCAAATAATTTTTTTATAGTCGGAATGGCCACAGCAGCCAAGCCACCAAAGCCTAATGCTGCAATACTTAATGCACTAGCTAATATCAACAGTTGTCCTGCTAACACACCAATCATGACACCTAAGGACCCGATTAACCCTACCAATACCGATAAAAATTGTGATAAAGCAGGTATTAATGAGAGCAATGCACCACCGATAATTTGACGGCCAGCCTCAGCAAATGCTTGTACAGTATTTGCGTATGATTTCATGGCATTGGTATAGTCAGCCCAAATCTTAATGACGATGTTTTTCTTTAATTTTTTCGATTGTCGTTCTACAATTACTACGCCACGTAAGAAGCTAGTAATATCAGCATGAATGTCAATTGTGACATCTTTTAACGCTAAAATAGCAAGCTTTACTTCATGGATAGCAGCAATAACCTCACTGAAATCTACATCGATCTTGATATTGCCACTTTGACCTGATAATTGAGCTATTAACGCTTGGATTTGTGCATAATCCATCATAAAACTACCAAGAGATAGTTCAACTTTAACTTTTACCCGTTCGCGTTCTAAGGCATCGATTTCGGCTTGTATCATTGTTAGTTGTGTGTAAAACACTTCTGCATCAAGTAATACTCTAACCTTGATGGTCTCTCCATCCATGTCTTGTGCCAATGCCCTGACTTGTAAGAGATCTCGCATAAAGTCGTTGAGTTTAGCATCAATTTCAACAGTCGCCTCAGTAGCATCTAGTTGTTGCAATCTCGCTTGTACCTGTTGCACTTTCGATATAAATTCATTGATAGAAGCATTGATTTCTACAGACACACCTGTTGCAAGTTCCCTCATTTGACGGTCAACTTCTGCCATTTTTCGTTTAAAACTATTAATATCGGCATCTACTTCGGCCTTAAAGCGCTCAACTGGCATACACTCACCACCTCTATGATTTCTTCTCGACAAGCTGCCAATTAAATGTTTTTAACTCTTTGCGCATTTGGTCATACAACGTAAAGTCTAATTTCATCTGCTGTTCATTTTTTGAGCCAGCTAGAACTTCTTTACGAGCCTTTTCTGCATCAAAGTATTTCTTAGGAGGATTTTCTTTCCGAGATTTTTTCGGCTTAGAAACTACACCAGCAATCCAAGCAGCTTGAATTGCTCGCTCATGATCATCAATTTTTGCTAATTGAGAGCCTTGCAAGAAATTACGGTACTCCCTAGGTGTCCATGAATAGATTAGACCTATATCATAGGTACCTAGAAACCTAGCACAGTTACGTTCAAAATCATCATAGGTTAAGCCGTCTGTTTTTCCTCGAATAGATCGCGACCAGTGATCTCCTTGTAACCCTCGGACATACGTTTCATCATTAGAGTTGTTTTCTGTACTTCTTCCTCGTCCTTCTGCTTCATTTCTTTTACGAGCAGCATATTCTTCTTGAATTTCGTCAACTCGTTTCGAGAAAAAGCCGATTCTTCGATTGCCTCAAACACTTCTGTAAACATAATGGTTGCGTCATCATCAGCATTCATACGCTCATCGATTGCTTCTAAAATTTCATCTTGTGTTGGTGCCTTTTTTGTTTGCAATTTAATCGTTGCTTCCCAAAGATGTACCAGCGCTTCAACATCCTGCTCAATCAGCTGTGGTAGTACCTTGGAGATTCCACCCGATAGTTTATCTTTTTGCGATTCACTGTCTTTTGTTTTTGGTTCCGGAATCACTTTATTTAATAATTTATCAAGCATAATAGAGCATTTTAATGTGTATTCCTTCTCTTTAACTGTTAATGTAGCCATTTCTTTTTCCTTCTTTCTTTTTGATTTTGGACATAAGAAAAAGACGAACCTAAGCCCGTCTTTTATAGATCAAGAAACTGTTACTGACACTTTATCAGTAATTGTAGGATTGTCCTTTGATGTCACCGTAATTGTTGCGGTACCATCTGCTACAGCTGTCAATAATCCATTTGGTGAAACTGTAGCCACATCTTTATTTGATGATGCATATGTTACAAACTGATTTGAAGCATCAGCTGGTGTAACTTCTACACTTAGTTGTTGCTTATCTGTTGGTGTTAGACTGAGCGTTTCAGGTGTCACTGTAATACCAGTAACCTTTGTTTTATTAACAATGTTACTAGAGTCACCAGTAGTATCGCCCGGCAGTTGGAAGCCGTATTTCGCAAAATTAATAAGACCTGGGGGTAAATCCATAAATACACCTTCTACTGACTCAATTTGCACAGTCATAGATGAGCTTAATTCCTCTAACCCTTCTACTGGGCTAGATGTTTCAAACGAATCCACTACGGCAAAGGCAAACTTAGCATCGTGGGTACCTTCATCATTCTTTTCTGTTTCTACTTCCCACACTTTCAGCTCTTTACCATCCTTAATTGCACGATAGATAGCTTTCTGCCCAGCATCACCTTTACGCCCATACATGGACAGTTCCATCGTTTCTGTTAAGGTACCAATAGCTGATATTGAGCCCATTTTTGTAGCTTCAGTAGAGTTATCTCGTTCTAGGCTGTGTGAATAATCCGTCTGAAAGCCCGGTACCAAACCATCAGCTCCTAAAACATTATCGGTTGGTTGTACCAAAATAATTTTTACCATTGCGGATCCTCCTATTTTGTTTTTAATAGTTTGTATTTATAAGTAATTACACCATGCTTTTGTACATTGTCGATATCGTCAAAGACACGTGGTTCACGCGGCTTGACCTGCAGGATTTCATAAGATGGTAATTCAATCCTATACTTAAGTGCCTCATGAACAGCATCTAAGATTTCATAAACTTTTGCATTGCCATACTCGCCACTTGTTTCTTGATTGTGATATACATGTATGGCTATTGTTTCTTCAGCAATATCCTCAACTTTCACTTCCTGGTCGATATTCAATAACGGTTCACCAAGATAAACATAAGGAAAAGGCGTTTGCTCCGTTACATGATCGTATACACCTGTGACCAAATTTAAAAGCGATGCATCATTGGATAACCGTTGATACACCGCCGTTTGCAATTCTAAAAATGGTAGTGCCATATTGTCACTTCCCTAGCCTTCTAAATTCTTTAATGAAATAATCAGACGCCTCATCTACAGCTTGTTCCCAGAAGAACTGCGCTCGTTGACCATGTGTTAGTACAAAACGGCCCCAACGTGTATTAAAGTACACCCAAGGAATTTTCTTCGCACGGGAACCTCCTGGACCTTGTGCATAGATGCCAGTCCCGTAGTTTACGTAGATGGCGTAAAAAGCTCCGATTTCTAGTTTTGCACCGTACCCATCAGCATCAAATGTTACGTTTATGGAATCGGCCATTTCACCAGTTTCATGTGGCATTCTAGCTTTCAACTCTTTTTCTAATAACAGAGTTGTATTTCTGATAATACGCTTTATTTCATCGATGATGTCATCTTGCCACTTTTTAAGAGCTCGCTCTACACGTCTATTTCCTCGCTTTGTGATACCCATTACTGTACCCTCTTCAATGGCAGACGCATGACTTCATGCATGCCGCCCTGGTCCTCTGCATCACCTGCAGCTGTGTACTCGATACCCTCATACTCTATCCTTGCTGTTAAAGGTATTAATTCTCCATAGGAAAAATAAATATCTCGATGGAATGATACGCCAAGTTGTTTCATCTCTACTAATCTTGATGATGTTGGTGTATCTACAAAACAGTCAAGTTCACCTGTTTTAACCCATTTCTTTGCAGAACCGCCAGAGCCGTTCGAAACTGACTTTTCTTCATTAATATTCACAGTATGAGGGAACTCATCCATAGGGTCGAAAAACATGGAATCTCGCCTTTCTATAGCGTTTTAATAAATCCGTAATAGCTACAGGCATATCATTAAAATCAAATGAGTAAGAAACAGATCCCATTTTTCGTGACTTTAATCCACTGGCGCCACTGAAAAATGGTACTGCTTTAGCCAAAAATAATTTGACATTTGGTGGCATGTTTTCAGGTGTGAAACAAGTATTATAGTCCTCGTTCACTTTATCAAGCATCACTGGTAACATAGCTTTGTAGTAATCCGTGTTTGGCTTTTTAACTTGACCTAAAGTTGCATAATACCTCACATCATCATCTGTGACATCCCACATACTATTCACCATCTTTCGCGGCTACAGCTTTGGTTGTCCTTGAAGTCTTCTTAAGTTCTTCTACAGCACCAATAAGACCTTTCTCTTTTAATTCCTCAAGTAAATCATTGTCAACGTTCACAAGCGCTCCTGCTTTATGGGGTTTGCCATGAACCTTTGCATTTTTTAATAACTCTACTGAGTACATTCGTATCTCTCCTTTCCGTGGAATAGAAAAAAGCGACTACTGATCAAGTCGCTTGATTATAAAACAGTTGCAATAAACACTTTATCTGCAACAGGGAATGACGGCAGTACGATTTCAGAAACAATCGTTTGAACATTCACAGGATGCTCTTGTTTAACAGTTGTGATAGCTACCCCAGTATTCACAATCTCAACATTAGCTTTTGTAGCACCTGTCATTAAGTCTGATTCTTCTGGTGTAGTACCATACACTGTATTGCCTAGCGTACCTGTTGGTGGAATTAATGTGAACACACCATCTGGAACAAATTTTTGTTCATCGCCAGTTTCATCGATAAACGTTTCATCATAAATTGCTACACTTAGTTTTAACTTACGTTGTAAATAATTTTTAACATCATCGTTTGTTAAGATGATGCTTGTAGCTCCTAATGGATTAAGGTCTTTTCGAATAGACTCATGAGCAGCTAAATGTGCAAACGTTGCACTATTCACAATAGCACGTGCTCCATTTGCTAGTTTTACAGCTTGCATCCAACGCATGATATCCTGAATTTGAGTTGAGTTAGGATCTGACCATACGTCTGTTCCTGTTAGCACTTCAAATTGTGATGGATCAAATTCATAATCATAATCGTATTGAGCACCTTCAGCACCGCTGTCAATAGAAATTTTGCCTGTTGTTAGCAGTTGCATACGCATACGTTCAGCAGTAGCATTTGCCCCATCAACAAGTGCTTTCTGGTCGTCATACACATGCTTTAACACTGCCTCAGCCAATTGAGTTTGACCACCAGCTAATAGAGTGTTGACTTGTTGACGTTCCTTCTCCTTCACATTCATTTGTTCTCGGAAGAAAGGCATTTCTGTTTCGATTTTTTGAACGCCAATACGTGGACGAACAGGTGCGTTAGCATCGAACGCTGCTGCTTTTAAAACTACTGGTGCACCATGACGGCCCTTTAAATAAGATAATTCTAGTCCTAGTTGTTTATCATTCGGAAACAAAGACGCTCCTAAATAAACCTTTTGATCGGAATTTTCAATGTAATCCTTAGTATTTTTCGCTGTTACTAAATCAAAAATAGTTGGCATACTTTAAACCTCCATTATTTTAAGAATGTAATTTGTTTTAACGCTGTAATTGCAGTTACATCAGGTGCTTCTGGTAATCGGTTTAAATCAACAAAACCGTGAATGACTGCTGCTCCGTTAGAAGGACCATACGTCACATCTACGTCATAACGTAGTACACCTTCAGCAGAAGCGCTATTTGCTTTCGTTGCTTTTACTGTGCGATTATTTAAAAAACCGCCACCAACAATCGTACCTGCAGGAACAATTTTCTTCCCTTCTGTATTCGCTGTAATGCCTGTGTCGTCTACATACACGGATACTGATACATGATGTTCAGGAAACTTCAAAATTTCAGCAGGTGTTGTATATTCCGTCTTTTTAAATTTCATAGCTGCATTTCCTCCTTATCCGAAGAACGCTTTTTGTTGTTCTTCAGCATTTTTATTCTGATTTTGTTGTGCTACACGTGCACCGGTTGATAAATCTGTACCCCCACCTGATCCACCACCAGGATTACGATTAGCACCTTTAAGCTTCTCTTCTACTTGAGCTTGTACAATGGCATCAAGGTCAGTTTTAAAGTTATCCAACGTGGTATTTGTAACTGTTTCATCTTCACCAAGTAATTTGTCAATCCACTTTGTTGCAAATTTTGCATCATACCCTTTATCAGTTGCATAAGTAAGAGCTGCTTCTTTCAATGCTGCTCGTTGTTCTGATTTTTCTTTTTGATCAAGACGTTCTTTCAATTCACGAATAGTCTTTTGCTCAGGCGTCTCTTGTGGATTGCGCTTTGAAACTTCATCATCAATTAATCCTTGTAGATGATTAGTTTTCCACGTTTCTAAAGCTGTGTTGTGATGCTTGTCTTTCTCTGAATCTAGTTCACTTTTTACAAAAGCATTGTGTGATGCTGCCGCAACTACGTCACCTTTTTCCAAACTCTCAAAGATATGTTTTTCAAAAGCCGACTTATCACCAGCTTCAACCAATGTTTTTAATGTCTCAAAATTTACTTGCATGTTATCCTCCTGTCCTTCGCACGCTCTCGCCCGCGAAACACTTAGTCATTTGTTCTTTAATGTCTTCAAATGCTTAAAAAAGACAATTAAAATGCGTCTGGACTAACCTTATTAGTGCCCTTTACGCCCATTTATTCATTTCGTGCGATTGAAGCATTAGCCCACATCATCGCTTGTTCAAGATTAGTAATTGCAAGGGATTTCTCCCGGCTGTTAGGGCAATTTCCATCAATTAAATAAGCAAGTTCCTTGGCTTTATCACGAATTAATTGATATCGTTCTGGCTGCCCTTCTTTTGGCGAGTGGTACCTAAAATTATTTTCTAATTGTGGATTAACATATGGTTTAAAACCACCATTTGCTAAGCATTCTGGGCAAAATTCTGTTTCAGATTTGTTATTACAATCTGGAGAAAAGCATTTGTTTTTGTTATCCATTGCATTTTCCTACTTTCTATTTTCGAGTGAGTGACATATTGCTAAAGTACAAAGCATTAGTGTAAAACAGATACCACCTGTTTCAGTGAAGCTATTATCAATAAAATTGCCATCTAAAAATGTTGCAACAACAAGTACGATGAATATTAACGCGACTTGCAATTGAATGAGCACTTTTGAGAACATAAGTGACTCCTTCTCTCAATGTATTTACTAGACAAGCTCTAGTAGCTAGATACGTTATTTCTCATTGGGATCACCTTTGCCTTTCTGCTATAGCAGCAATACATATAACAATTAGTAACAGCCACAGAGTAGTCCAACCTGGATGACGATAAAGTAGTTCAAAAACTTCAACCATAATCACACCCTCTTTCGTCTTGGTCGCATAAACGTTTTTACATGCCAGTGTGAATCTGCCACAGCACGTCTAGGTAACTCAGTAATGACTTGTTCCTGCTCTGCAAACATCTCTTGATTAATTAACTCGGTAGGTAGCAACAACTTACGTCTAACTTTGATTCCTTTGTAGATTGTTAGAACTATAGCTAAAAAGGAAAAGATTATAATTAAAATTCCGATGAATTCAAGCATCATTTTCACCACCTTTTAGGCAAAAATAAAAAGCCGTATTTCTACGCCTTTGTAATTTCGTTATAAAGTTGTTGTACAGCCTCATGTAGGGTATCTTCAAATACTTCTTCAGCTGCTGCCTCTCCACCATTTTCTTCAATTAATTTTAGAAGCTCATATTGTAATAAGGCTCCTTCGCTAGATTTTAACTTTGGCTTAACACCAGCTGCATCCATCCCACCTATAACAGTTGTTAATAATATGATCATTTGGGTTTTATTCATATCTATACCACCTCTCCTTATTTCTCAAGCAAATCCTCTCGCTCGATATGAAGAATTATATACAGGATTTTATACACAGTTAATCAATATCTCTATCCATTTACTATTTGTAAGTGTACGTAAATAAAGGATTTGTGACGCATGTATAAAAAATTGTATACACTTAATTTCGATGCTCATTACAAACGCTGTTTTATCAACATTTCGTAGAATACCAAGTTTACATAATTAATTATTATCGGAAGTTATTTGTGAATATTTATTCAACACTACTTTCAAGCTTTTTACTCTCCATATTGTTCAAGCCAATCTTTAAACGTAATGTACGGCACTGTTCTCTTAGGAGGCTTTATCTCATCTTGAGCCTGCTTTAATGACTGAAGATATGTTTTATTAGGCGACAGTTCATCGATGCGCTTTGCAAGTTTTATTTGGTAATGTGGATCCTGATAATCATGTACACGACTAAACATTGGATTTCTTCCACCAAAAAGAAGAATTATCTTGCAACGACAGCCGTAATTCATTGAAGGGTCTTTCCACAGTTTCGGGCGCTTGGCTCTATCGCCATCATAATGGAAGTAGCCTTCTTCATCGGCAAATTGGCTATCTAGTATTCGGTGTGCTTGCCTTACCTGCATATCTCTCATGGAGATCCACATCTTTTCTACACCTTCAACCTTGCCTTTGAGAGCATCATATATTTTATCTTGCACATAGTTAACTGTGCTGTTAAACATCTCCTGCAGCCGTTTAATTCCGTTGTTTCTGGCTGATTGAGTACGCTTTTTAGCTTGCTTAGAAGTAGCCGTAAAATCTGCCTCTGCTTTCAGGTTGTCTTGCGTATCCATGAAGACGCTATATATATAATCATCTTTGTGCTTTTTAAATCTGAGCAAAGTTTCATACTCTGACTCTTTTAAAAACTCACTCCGTAGACGTTTACGATTCTTCAACAACCAGTAGATAATAGCAACTGCTGCGCTTGTACCGGCTGCTGCACTTGTGATATTCAGTAATTTACCTTCCTCGTTGCTTAGGTACATGTAAATCAGATAGGTGTAAAGTAAAAACGTCATATCAAACGTCTCTTCTTGCATCTTTAAGGCTTCTTCTAACAGCTTCTGATACTCTGCTGAAGATATGCCATCCAATTGCTTTACCAACGCTTGTAATCGACTGTATTTACGGTATTCTGATAGGTTGTTTCCAAACTTCTCATAAGCTTCTTGTAAACTCTCAACCATTCTGCTTTGCAAGCGAGAGTAATGCTTATCAAACGATTTCTCGTATTCTTCAAGTATCTTTTGCAATCGTTCAAAGATTTCTAGTTGGTCCATGTAGCCACCACCTATTCATCTTCATTTGTTTCATCATTTTTATCTGAATCATCAATGTCCTTACGTTTCAAGTCTTCAAACTCTCCCTGGAACTCGGACTTCTCTTGTTTCATGGCCTCCAGTTCCGCCTCTACATCATCAATTTGACTGAATAACGACAAGCGTGTACGCTCTGATACCCTGCCTTGTAGTATCGACTGTATCTCTGCCTCTTCCTTCAGGTTTGATGGTAGGTTACGCTTGAAACCAAACCAAATTTTGAGATAGTCATCAGGGCTACAGATATTCAGTAATGACCATCCAGCACAGAGCAATTTAAACTGATAGGTCAAAGCACTTCTGAAACGCTGCTCTGCTAAGATTGTTTTGAACTCAAGTGCAAAGATTTTGAAGCGCATTGCAATTCCGCTGATATTCCCAGCAAAAGCCTCATCGTTGAAATTCACACTCTTTGCAAAACGAGTGATATTTTCATCAAGACGATCTAGTAAATGCTCAATCATCGAATCATTTACATCTTTCGTCAGGTACTTTACATCCGAGTCAGGTCCCCATAGCTCAAGTGCACCTGATTTATTAAGTTGCTGTATGTCTTCATCGTCCATACCAATGTTCCGCAAGATAAGAATAGCTAATCGTGTAGCTTCTACCTCGCTGTTTGCGTCACTCATAGTGCGGTCATAGGCATCTACTAGGGCGAGTATTTTAGATGCTTCACCTTGCAGAGCATCATTGTTCTCTACACCAAATAAAGGTGGATTCAACAAGTAGTGAGGTATAACATCTACTAACTCAAAACCACTTGTTCCACTCTCGAAAAACCAGGTATTATCCTTATCATGAAATTCTGCTACTTGTATCTTCATTTTGGTTCCATCAGCTTTTATACGTGTTGTCGAATAATACTGGATAGAGTAAGAAGGTTCATGCATGTTTTCGTGATACAAGAATATACACTCAGCTGGGTTAACATTTGATACTCGTAGCACCTGTTTACCGCTGTCCTCGGACCAGTAAACTAACCTAGCACCATAGCCAGCTATAGAAGTCTGCATGCCTGTAGATGTGTCCTTTGCAGGCATGTTCTCACGTATACGCATTTCATCAATTGTAGCAGTAAGTATCTTGAAGTTATGTGACTCCTTTTCTACTACATAATTAATCGGGTGCCCAAGAAAGTATCCGACTTTTGTGTCCACTACATCTGCATCAAAGGCATTGTTGAGCTTGTTGTTAATTAGCTGGTCAATACGTTTCATATTTTCACTAGCTATTGGAAGCTCTATGATTGGACGCTTCATAATTGGTACGTCTGTTGTGTCATATCTTTTCTGCAACATCTCTACTTCGCGCCTAATTGGCTTATGCTCGTTGATTAACTGAGCAAGAATAGTCTCGTTGATGCCGTATTCGTCTAAATACGGTATGTACGCTTTAAAATCATCCATCTGTTGACGGATCGTTAGTTTTTCATCCATGTTTTCACCTACTTTCGTTTTGCATTGTAGCCTTTAACATTAGCTACTTCGTAATCATCAAGTCCATACCACATCGCTGAAAACGTATGTGGGTCAATATTAAATTCCCCTGGTATCTCTTTTCCTGTTCGAGGGTCAATTTTAATAGTAAGAGGCTTTAATTCTCGAATGTGATTAGGGCAGTTTCTAGATATGATGATCTTCTTAAATCGTTTCATTTTTTTTGTATTTTCTATACGAGTTAATTTATAACAAGGCAATATTCGGAAGCCTTTTTGTTGTAAGTAAAAGATGGTTTTAGCTTCTGCATTATCACCTTTCATTAAAGTTTTCCTTAACCCCTTTGCCTCTAAATCAGCAGCAATTTCTGGGTCGGTTTTACCTTTCGTGTAATACTCATCCCATACATATAACCATTCCTTTTCTGTATCTACACACATACGAGAGACAGCATTGGATGATTCAGAAAAACCAAAGTCCATACCGTTTTTAAATAACGGTTTTCGCATACTGTTGATGTCTCTCATGACATCTTCATGGTCCCACTCTTCTAACTGCGGCAGCACTAATTTACCGTTAACTCCGAATTTGCCATACCTCGCTATCCTGTGAAGGTCAGGATCATAGTCTTTCATTTCTTCTAGTTGATCTATATACGACTGGGGAAGAAACAGATTATCATCAGCAACTGAGTGATGATAATAAACCTCGTCTTGGATGATTGTACGCTCTTTGTATAAACGTTCATCATCTAAAACTGTACGTTCATTTTCTTCATCGATGAAAAAGTGAGTGTACACCCAGTTATCTTTAGATACAGGGTTTGTTGACAAAATCATAAACAGGTCTAGTGTTGGATGTCGCAAACGGCCAAGCAATTCTTTAAAGCCAGCGTATTTGATTTCTGAACATTCTTCTAACCAGATAAGTGAAATGTTGTTAATGGATTTTAGCTTCTCTGGCTTATCCATACCTCGGAAGATTATCTTAGAACCGTTGGGAAACCTAACTGTCATTGGTGATGAACTTGTTTTTATCTTGCCACCTAACCCTAAGTCCTCGATAATCTCACAAAATAAAGAAAACGTACTGTCCCTGTGCGTATCGTAAACTTCACGAACGACAAGAGCTGTACGTTTTTCCTGGAGTAGTTTTAAAAGTATCTTAAGTGCTACGTGATAGGATTTTGAAGAACCATACCCACCGACTAGGAGTTGAGTTTTACAACGCCAATCGAAAAGGAAGTCTTCAAAATGCGGATTCACTTCTTTTTCAATTGCAGATGCCATTTACTCAACCCCCTTTCATTAACACGCATAAAAAACACGCATATTTTTTCATTTTTATGTAGACACGCATTAATTATGCGTGTTATAATTGGTATAGAAAGGAGGTAAGGTAATGGGTAAGCAAGTGACCGTAAGAGAAGTTCTTCAAAAGTTAAAGAAGAACGGATTCATAAAATCCCCCACACATAAGGGTGGAGGAAGTCATCAAAGGTACATACACCAAGATGACCCAACTCGATTCGCTGACATAAGTTATAAACGAGATGGTGAAGTTATCAAACGTGGTACTCTAAAGAGTATCGAGCAGACTTCAGGGGTTAAGTTCTAACCCCTCTCTGCTTTGCCTAATCCTTACCTCCATAGATCATTATTTAATTCAAATTTAAAAAGAAGAGGTGTTTACTTTGAGATATCCAAATCATTTTATCTATCCAGTTGTTGCTGAAGTAGCTGAAAGTAATTACTCGTTTTACTTCCCTGATTTTCCTGGGACAGCAATAACTGCTGAAGATATTTCAACAGGTATTAAAGAAGCAAAAGAGATGTTGGCATTCCGAATTCTCGAATTAGAAGAGAAGGATTCACCAATTCCTGCTCCTTCAGCTCCTGACAAGATTGAGTTATTCGACACTACTGATCGAATTATATTCGTTGATGTTTATATGCCACCTTATCGGAATGAGGCAGCTAATAAAGCTGTAACAAAAAATTGTACTCTTCCACGATGGTTAAGAGATGCAGCTGAAGATGCCGGACTTAACTTCTCTCAAATTCTCCAAGCTTCTCTCAAAGATGCTCTAGGATTAGAACACGATGACAAAAAAGCAGCCAATTAAGGTTGCTTTTTTTATGCAGAAATTGAATATCACATTCGTTTTTAGTTAACATAATTGCACTTTTAGGAAGTTGGTACTTTTATAAACCGTTGATGTATCAACGTTCTTATAACTTCGCTTTTTATTGATTATGCAAGATTTTATACATCGTTGATTTATCAGGCTTTAAGCAAGCTGTCCGAATTTATTTCCCAACATTTCTTGCATAAAACTATTTGGATTTTTTACCGATAATTTTGATTTCAATCGGTCCATTTTGTTCACCTGAACCCAGCTTTTCAATTTCTACTTTGGTCTTTTTAATACTCAACTTCGCCTGCTCGTTTTGCAGCTGCTTACGCTCATTCTCGTTGAGCAAATCCAAGTGTTTCGATAAAAACTCCATAGCTTTCATCTTATCAGCAAGTTTAACACTGATACCGTCTTTGCCTTGCTTAACCTCTGTAACGAGAGAACCGTCAAGTTCGGCTGATTCATTCAGATGCACATAGTTAAATGCATAGGTCTTAACGTTGCCATGCATGTCTAGCTCTGGTTGACCCTCATCGTTGTACAAGACTTCTTCTTGCCTCCCAAACTTCACATAATCAGTTATGTCAGCAAAGGCTATGTCTATCCATTTTTGGATAAGTGTGCGCTTGTCAAGCAGTGCATCCTCTGTTAATCCATCTCGCACCTTTATGATTTCCTCACGAATGTTAGGATTTGCAAGTAATCTTGAGCCTTCTGTTCTTGCTGTTGTATAAGCACATCCATAAGCTTTTTGATAAGCCTTGGTAGCATTCCAACACTTCACGTAATAAGCGATAAATAGTCGTTGCTTATCGTTCAATCCACTTTTATCATCTTCCGTAAAATAGATTATTTCCTTTTCGGATGCATCCTCTTTTACGGTTGCAACCTTTGCTATTTTAGTTGCATCCCTTGACCATTTCTCACGGCTCTTACGACTCTTTAATGTACCAAGCTTTATCCCATGTTTTTCAGCAAGCTTGGCCAATGTAATTTTTGTGGTTTCCCACTCCTGTTTTATTTCATCCCAATTAGCCATATCTCATAAACACCACCTCCAACAATTCAGTTATGTATTTCACTCTCAAAAGCAAGTACCGACGAATCAAGGGGATGGGAAACTCTGCTCGATACTCCCTTTTCAGGGTAAAAGAAAAAAAGACATCTAATCGACATCTTTTAAGGTACCTAAAAATTAAAACTTATTAGTCATAATTTGCACAATTTGACCTGGTGAAAGCTCTATCCCGTGTCTTTTCAAAAGTTCTTTCTGAACATATTTCAGACTTTTGAATTCACCATTCTTTTCATTCGATATTTCATTAATCATTTCCTTAAGCTTTATATAATTTTTTATTGCACTTACTAAGGAATTATTATTATCATCAACTTTTCCCACTTTTGTTTTAACATTTTGGCTAAAATTATTTAAAGCTTCTTCAACTATCTTTTTAACTTCGTCAGCACTATAAGAAGGCTGTCTATCCACTTCAATAATTTCCTCTTCTAAAGTACTTTGGGCTATTGTGTCAATATCATTACTAGTTATCTTATCAACTGAATTTTTGACTGAACCCATCTCATATACAATATTATGTAATATTGTAGAAACATTATCATTTACTCTTCTGTTATCACTATCTTGTTTCCATGAATAAAAAATTGCTACTAGAGCTAAAGCGATAGAAACTGAACTAGATATAAATGAAAATAAATCGACGACCTGAATATTATCGGCAAGTCTGAAGGTTGAAATGAAATAAATTATTGCAACCAGAATCAGCACAAGCCATACCCAATCCTGATTTCTCCATTCAAATTTCCATCTCTTCTTTTTTTTTAGGTTTTCATTTTGTTCTTCTATTGAATTATTATTTTCCATATTTATCACCCAAATCAATCATACTTTGCGAGTAAATAAATTGGAACAATTTTCTACAAATTCCACTCCCAAAACCACACCAAACTCCGCCCTACACCGATTTTACACTGTAGATTGAAAAGATAAGTTTGGGCATATTTGTAACATTTCGTTATTGTTTAATTAAACCTTATTTGTTGATTGATTTTATTAATTACAGACTGAATTCTTAATTGCGCATATCCAATTGCTGTGACAATTAATAACGGCAGAATAATAAACCATATTAAATGTGGGCTAGTGTAAAGTAGTAAAGTCCCCATAAAAATATTAAATGCTAGTATAAATGATAGAGTTGCTTGTCTATTTTTTAGTAGTTTTATTTGTTGACTTAAATTATTATTGAATAACAATGATTCGTTAGAGGATTTACTTTCAAAATATGCGTACCCATTTATAAAAGCTTTACAAAGAATTCCGTTCTCTTCCGACATAAATGAACTAGCTTCTTCTTTATTTATTGTATAAACGACCTTATATTGTTTTTTTTCTTCAGACTGTTTAAAGCGATAGGAGAACCCATTTGTTTTCTTAAGTTCGTATCCTTTAGCTGCCATTTCATTTAACCAATCTGTTTCTTTTTGAGCATCTATAAAAATACGATATTTCGTTATTTTCATAATAAAAACTCCGCCTCTCTTCTTATGGAATAAAATACTATAACCACTTATATTATACATAATTATTCTATATAATCCCATAAAGTTTAGCGCTGAAGACAAAAAAGAAGGGACACGAAGGTCACTTCATGCTTTGCATCAATCCAATGGAGGGCATACCCTAAACCAGAAAAGCACTTCCTGTTCCATACCACCAATTAACATTGTCGCCAATTTAGGTTACTTTTTTGTTTAATTGGCTGTTCGATGCAGTTTTCAAAGCATAATAAAAGCCACGCTCATAGAACGTGACTAGAAAAATTATTGATTAGCACTTATTAACTCATTTAAATTTTGTATTGTTTCATCTACAATATCTGCCCCAAGGGCCAGATGACTGCCAATACACATTACTTCATCAATACTATTCATTTCTGGTAGATGGTCCAAGCTTTTAAAAAAGTGCAATAGTTCTTTTAAAACTTCCTCAACCTTTTCTGCCGGATTCATTTTAACATCCCCTTTAGTAGAAATTGATTTTACTCTACTTCGATTTCTTGAATGCGTGCTATTTCGTATTTTGTTTTTTCTTCTTCAGCTTTTTCTAGCGTGCTATAGCAACCAACTAAAACTTCGTGAAAAGGAAAACCACTTACTAATTTGTGTACTAAATAAACAGTGTCTATTTTTTAGTCATATCCACACCTCCCCTCAAGCTAATTTTAGCTGAACGGAGATTTTTGTCATACTACAAAACGATGCTATTTTTTCAGGGCAAAAGAAAAAGGCATCCATTCAGATGCCAAGTTCTTACAAAATATTAATCCCATAAAACAGTAAATTCAAAATTTTGATATGCATTGCTAGGGATAAGGCTCGTCTACTACGGTAAAATATTTAATTGTCGAGTTAGCTCATTCCTCACACACTCCGAACTAGTCTGTCAAGCGCAGGTCGGTCATCGGTCTGTCTGTCCCTGATATTTGATAATTTATAAATACCAAGGGAAGAAAGATTTACCTGTCCGACCTCCCCTTCATTTTACACTGTATATTATTTAAAATGATACGTTTGGAACATTTGGAACGACTGTCACATTTGGAACAAGTTTTATTTAAAATGCTTAGAATATTTACAAATCAAATTTAAGGTTTTCAGTATTAATTGAAATTTTAATTATTCTATTTATTGCTTTAAAAATTAGTTTATCTTCTATATTTATATTAGAACTAGATTTTAGCCAATCATGAACTTTACTAAACAGATTATCTTCAGTTATGCCCTCATTAAATTTAAACCAATGTACAACACAAAGTAACATTAATTCAGTTGGGTTTTCAAAATCTTTGATAAATTCTTTTACTAATAAATAATCTTTATCCTTTAATACTTCTGCTTTTTTTGGAAAATTAATTGTATTAACTTTTATAGGTGTTGAATTCATCTTAGAATTGTTTTTTTGAGGGGTAATGTAATATCCATTCAAAATAATTAGAATAGAATTAATGTCTTTACAATATGGCCCTACCGATGATAAAGAAAAATTAAGGTTTAATTTCGGATCAACATATGTCAATAAATAACTTAAAAGGTTTACCTCTTTATATGTTATTAAACCAGCAGTTGTATTTTTATTATAGTCATTCATTAAAAGTAGCAATTTTTTTCTAGTAATTGTAAGTCTAGGTTTCTTTGGCTTTGTAATTGCAGTGGTCGTTGGCTCAATGACAGTTATTCTAATATCCTTTAAATCTTCTAATTTCTTCTTAATTAATGGCTTTACAATAGCCCAATCAAGATTCCCATTACCACATCCTAATGCAGGCATTAAAATAGATTTAATTTCTTTGTCTTCTATTATTTCAACTAATTCATCCAAACCTTGCTCAATATATTCAATTTTCGAAGGATTTCTCCAATGCAATTTGGTAGGGAAATTAATTATAAATCTAGTATGTAGTAAATCATCTTTTAAAGAAAAAACCAAGCTTTTACCAATTTTCAATTCTTTTGACTGACAAGCTTTTTTATAAGCCATAAAATTTTCAGGATACCTTTTTTTAAATTCTAGGGCTATCCCTTTTCCCATAACGCCAACAGAATTAACAGTATTTACAATCGCATCGTAATTATTTATTTCATCAAAAAAGTTAATTTTTTTAAATTCTATCATTAAATAACACTCCTTCCATGGATATTAATACCTTTTATATGATAATATAGTTTACATTATAATAAATAGGTAATTAGGGGTGGGTTATATTGAATAAATCTATTTTAACATACGAAGATATTTTAAATAGTGATCTTGTAACGAAATTTTTACCTAATAATTGCGGTTGGTGGAAAAATTACGTATATCATTTCAGTGATGTGAAAAATATAGCTAAGATATTAGAAACTGGAATTATTTATAGTAGAAAAATGGCAATTCAATTAAATCTTATGGAAAATAATAATGCGAGTAGACCGGTAATGGACGGTACTGATAATGATATCAAAGACTTTGTAAGATTTTATTTTCGACCTTTAACTCCTACACAATTTCATAATGAAGGTATTAGAGCAAAAGAAGAAATTCATACAGGTCATTTAGCCCATTGCCCAGTCCCGGTTTTTTTATTATTTGATATTGTGAAAATGCTAAATAGAGGAGATTCTCAATTTACATATGAAGGATTAGCTAGCAATAATGTAGATATATATAATACAACTGAAGACTTTGCAAATGCTCCATTCAAGTATATTTATCATAAAGGTTCATATAATCCTGAAACAGAGTATTTTATTAAGAAAAATCGGCAAGCAGAGCTAATCATCCCTCAACAATGTGATTTAGATGAACTAGTTCAAATTATATGTCGTACTGATGCTGAAAGGGAGACACTTCTTGACTTATTATCAGAAAATCAAATTAAGAAATATTATGATAAAATTGGGGTTATTAAACATGAAGCATTTCAAAATATGTTCTTAAAGGATTATTTGATTATTGAGTCGGTAGAACTTGGATTAGAGACTTTAAATATAAATATAATTAATCCAAATCATTATAAAAGAGCATTTTATACTGAAATAATATCAATGTCAGGAGAAATAATAAATTCTGGTTTTAATAAAGAATATATATTTTCCCAAGACAGGATTATTCTACCCCATTTTTCAAAGGATAAATTAAAAAGCCAACTTAAAGCAAGGGTACGTCTTTTTATCGATGACAATTTGGTTTATACCAGCATCAAAACTATATTCAGATAATATTAGATACAAAAACAAATCACTTCATAAACCCTTGATATATTAAGGGTTTATGAAGTTTTTTATTGATTCAATTTAACATCATATCTAAAATTCGTTCTCGCACTCGCTGTACACTCGTATGGCTTATATTAAGCTTTGCACCAATCCAACGAAAAGGCATGCCCTCTAGTAACCAATAAAGTACTTCTTGCTCTATGTCGCCAGTTACCTTATCGATTAGATTTTGTACCATCAACAATTCATCTTTGATTTTATTAATACGAACCTCGCGTGAAGCTCTAATTTGAACGTGTGCATGCACTGGATCACTTGTATTTCCAACAGCTTTAGGCATCGTTGCCTCAATGCCATACTTTGTTGTAGCTCCAGCAGCCGTTAAAGAATCAAGTTCATCCTTCATTCTCATGTACTTGCACATGTTGTCATGATACTTCTTAATTGCCTTGTCTAGTTGGTAGCGATTTAGTTGTATTTTCTCTTTTAACATAGTTTTGCCCTCCTATGATATAATGCTGTTAGTAATCTCCACAGGAGAGCGAGAGTCATAGCATTGCAGTGCTATGACTTTTTATTCGTTTCTTGTACCATCCATTTCGGTATAGTCATTTTATTAGCGCATTTGTAATAAATGGCATCAGCTAAGTTTTTTCCGGTTTTTATATTGCACTTTGGGTGCAAATATACTCGTATATGCTGATTATCTTGTTTACCTGTTACATAAATAGCTTCCTCGCCTTTCTTGATTGTCTTGATACACGCAAAACACTCGTGGTCCTTGCGGGTTGCTACCTGGCGTTTTCTAACGATGTCTAACATGACTGGTTGCTCCCCCCATCTAACGTTGCTCGCATCTTATCCATAAGCTTATGAATAGCGTTTTTATATTTCACACGTGTGTCATGGTTTGAAATATCTTCTACTGCTTCTAATGTAGCTCCAAATGTTTTTATCAATGAATCAAACATTACCTTGAACTTAACCTCAGATGGATCGGATGATTCGGACATCTTCTTTCGTAAACTATCCAGTTCTTTTTGAACTTCATCAGGAATAACTTCTATTGTTGTAGCTTCAAGAGGTTTAGCTTTAAGGTCAGCTTCTAATTGCTTTGCTCTCGATTCAGCGACTGCTAATTCTTGTGTGAGTCTATTAATCTCTTTTTCAGAAACTTCATTCTCGTTGTGCTTTTGTCGTGCATTTTCAAGTTGCATTGTTAGTTCTTGTATATCCTTTTCGAGTAGCTTTTTTTCTTTTGCAATAGCTGTCTCGCGGTTGGCCATTTTTTTTTCAAGTTGTTGTTTCTCTTTGATGACCTTCTGCAGTTCCCTTGCTGACATTTCATCAACATTGTTTTCTTGAATAAAAGTCTCTCGTTCTTCTGCATCGATTCCTAAAAGGGCGATAGCTTTCGAATAACTTAAATCCACAAACGTTTGTGAATTTAGATCATATTCTTTATATATTTGCATTAAGTTATTAGCAGTAGACTGACTGTATTCGACATTATTTTTTAACCAATTACCCCATTCACCATGTTGTAATTGTGCCTTTGCCTCAGTGAGTCTCTTGCCTATTTCTGCCGAAGCCTGAAGCATCATATTTTGCGTTTGATACTTAATTGCATTTATTTCAGCTGCTATGACATCTGTGGAGCGCTCTGTTGTTAGTTGGTTCATACTGCTTTCCTCACTTTCGTGTTAGTAAGCTTTTGCTTTTTAAATTCATCAACAAATGCTTGTACATCTTCTGTTGCAGGTTTATTTTTGAAGCCTCGTATTTGCCAAACTTTACCGTCTTTAACTTCCACTGTGTAAAATGGTTCATCAGGTTCTTTGATATTGCGAACAAATAATATTGTTGTTTGGCCATCCACATGTCGTTGTGCATACCCTCCAACACAATGTGACAATTTATTGCCCTCATCGATAATTTCTTTAGTTGTATGTGGAACAACTATTTTTAATTGTCCAAGTTCAAACTCATAATGCTTGATTTTTTCGTATCTTTCCTTTGCTTTTTTACGCATTAGCTCATCTTCATAATGCTTCACACGTTTAATTGTCTCTTCATGTGCCTTTCGTAAGCTTTTCGGAAAAATGATTGCATCATCTATGTGAATATTTAACTTTTGACAATCATTTAAATAATCATGCCAGGTAATCAATACTTGATGACGCCTTGTAAAATGTTTCTCATCCTTTTGAAATTGCTTTTTTGCGTAATTAAACAAGCGATGAAGTGAAGTGAACCGTCTGATAAATTTAAATGTTTTCATGTCGTCTGCTACACTGAAGCTTTTCATGATTTTTTGTAGTTCATCTATATTCATTTTCGATTTTTCTTTGCGCCATTGTTGAAGCACCCAAGCCTTAAAAAGAAAATCACTTACGTAATACAATGAGTTTTCAAAATCATTCTCTCTTAACATTTGAAAATCTTGCTTAGACATTTTGAAAATGTGATGTAATTTTGATTTCGACCAATTTATTGCGCTAAAAGTTTTATAGCCATATATTTTCGCTTTTACGAAATTATCTAATCCGGCTTTCGTTAGAATTTCCATGCTCGGATATTTAACAAAAAGTGGCAGGTATTTTAAAACATCTTCATAATTGTATCGTTGCCATCCGCTGTATTGGAAAGGTGTCCCTGCTATACCATCTTCAAAGGTTCTGTACATGATTTTTCTGGACATAAACGCTCTATTTTGTAAGAAGCTAGGGGTGCTGAATCCACCTTCTGCCCACCATCGTCCACTATAACCACACTCGATTTTTTGGCAGACTTTATGTTCATAGTCGAATACATACCGCGCAACAGGTGTATACTCTGTCCTCACATTTTCGAAACTCTCTCTATAATCCCGAGAAACATATAGCCATTCCGTTGTAACCACAGATGGATTCAATACAGATTTTTGGCAATGTAGTATACAAGCAGTATCAATTAATGTCTTTCTCCCTAACCATGCTTTTTTATACTTGCATTTCGAAAAACATGTTGGGCATTCACCTTGCCCATCTTGCTTGATTGGATTTTCAACAGGAAACGTATTTCGACAATGTGTACAGTAACCTGTTGGTTTCTTTCCACTGTTTACAAAAATATATCGGCTTGATAGTAATGCCCCTTCTTCTGCTTCATACTGCACATGTTCAGGTACTTCGACCGGAAAATGTGCAAGTAATGATTCGATAAATTCATCGTGTTCCATCGGTGTCACCCCTTATAAAAATTCGTCCAGTGAAGCTTCAAAACGTTGTGTAGGTCTTGGAGCAGTAGCAACTGACTCTTTTGTTGCATTATTCAATGTTGGTGGTGTAACTGTCTTAACAATCGGCGCAGTACCTGGTGTTTTGATACCAAAGTAATCTAGCACCGCCTTATACCCTTGCTCAGGTGTTAAAACTGCACAATTGTCAACTTTTTGCTTTTCAGCTATCTTACGCATTGCCTTCATACTACCGATGATCGTTTTATCCTTAACCATAATTTTTTCTGCAGATTCAGAATTATCTTTTAAAAAGTCCAATAGAAAGTTTCCAATTGCTGAAATGTATGGATGTACTCCTTCAACTCTAAGCTCTGCCTGTAATTTCGCCATTGCTTGTTCAACCATCTTTGATTCCTCCTGTTTTTCTGTGTGTTCCTGCATATACGATGCTTCAAATATGTTCATTTGCCCCTCATGTGTCATAGCAATAGCGTGTTCCTTTCCATCCATCACATCTCACCGCCTGTTGTTGGATATTCGACTTCAAATGTTAGTTTGCTAGTTAGCTGAGTTCGATTTGTTATAGCATTTACAAGCTCTGTGGGCGTGTAACATTTTGTTTTATACATTCTCACACTATCTACTAACCAAAAGAGCGTTGCATATGGCATTGTTGTAAAGCCAATATAAGTCACATTGCCATTTGTATGGCTGTTTATATATGCTGTCATACCATCACCCCCAGCTCACAACTAAGGACCAAGGTCGTTGAGTTGTGGTGGAATATTTAAAATTACATTCGTATCCATGGCCTTGTAACTCTGCTTGAATGACTTTTAATGCTCTATATTCCTCGTCTGTTTCGATTACGCATTCCCAGCTTGTGCCACCAATCATTGCTGCATCCTCAATTTTTCGTAGCACTGTTTTAAACATAGTTCCTTCTAAAACACTTTTACGGTATGTGATGTAACCTTGGTTAGCTACCTGTCTTAAATGGTCCGCTGTTGGTATTTGAAAAGCCATATTCAACCCTCAATTCATTTAGTTTTAGTTGCCTAATAGTATTTTTTCTACCAGGTCTTTTTCTTGTTCAGCCTCATCGTCTCGGACTGATTCTTCTGGCATTAAAATCTCATAACATAACTTTTTAACACGACTTCCAACAATACCCTTTTGATATAAGCTGTCTATTTCGTCCAATGTGCGATTGGAAGTAATAAGTGTTATTAGTTGCCTGTCCATACGGTGATCTAATATTTTACCTAGTAAAACTTCTGTATATCCTGTCGCATCATCAACAGCTAAATCATCAATCACCAGCACTTCAATAGATCGAAAGACTTCTAGCACTTCCTCTTCTGTAATTTCAGCTTTTTTGTTGTACGTTTTACGAACCTGTGCCGATATGTCTGCAGCTTTGATAAACAGAACATTACGTTGATACTTACTTAGCAAGGCATTGGCTATACTGCTAACTAATCGCGTTTTCCCACTGCCTTTTGTACGGCTATATAAAAACAAGCCTTTGCCGATGTTCTCCATTTCCTCAAATCGCTCTACAAATCGTTTCGCCATCTTTTGAGCAATAGCTGCAGCATCTCGACTTTCTTGTGATTTATAGCAATCTATCCGAAACCCTAAAACTTTAGCTTTATGAAATTTCTCAGGAATGCCTGCAGCTGATACTCTTTCAGCAATAAGCTTGTCCATCTCGATTTTTTCATGACAATCACACTTTTCAATCCATTCAATTTCATGGTTTTTCATGCGATATTTTTCTGGATTGTCAATGGCATCTATCTTTTTTTCCCAATTGATAAATTTTAAGAAGCCACCACCATCACATTTGTTAAAAGGGCATTTCTCACTGGGCTGCGTTTCACACTCAATCCCCTTTGCTTTATAAAAATTTTTTGAGGCGTTCAGTCTCTCTGCGAAGTCTTTCCTCTGCATCAGTTGTTGTAGAAATGGATTTTCCCCTATTGCTTGCATGTTGTTGTCCATCCTTCCTTTGTTCAAAGCGTGCTTGCTCCACTGTTTTTATATTTTGACTACGCCAACGGAGTAAGATTGGCTCAGCATAGTGAATATGGTTTTTTGCATGATTTAGAACGGCTATTTGCAAAGCTTCTAGCACCAGTTCTGCTATTGGGTACAGGTCATACATCATGCCAAGCTTTTCATAAACGATTGGTGCTGGCGTAGGATGTATGTTCATGTGATAAAAGTTGACCACCTGCCCCCAACCAGGATCGTGGGTGGGTGTATTATCTTGCTGCATTAAGTTATTAGGTTGGTGGTTGGTTTTTATATAATTTGTATTATTAAATGTATTATTAAAACCTGTATTATTATCTTGGCTGTTTTCGACCATAGGGGTATCGACGTTTTCGACTATAGCCTCTGGTTGTTCTTGACTAGGGGGTGTAGCTGTTTCTGACCATACTCCTATAGTCGTTTTGATAATACGTCGATCAATTTCTTTCGTGCCTTTTTTGTACTGCATATCAACTGTGATATAACCTTTTTCCTTCAAAGCTGAAATTACTTTTGAAATACGTCCTATACTAAGACCAAAAAATGATGCAAGATATTTATTTGATGCGAAGCAGCCTTGTTCACCATTCAGACTATCTAGTTCGACAAGCACCATTTTTTCAGTCCATCCTAAATCCTGTGCTAACCAAATATCTTTTGGTATCCAAACCCCTTTAAATGCCCTGTTGTTTGTTTCTTGCATACTGTTTCCTCCTTGCTCATTTAAGCCCTCGATAGTCCTTCAATTTCACGATAAATTTATGACACTGTTCCTTATTAAACATTGCGATATGCGCAATATTTGGTGGTAAATCCATAAGTTCTTGCATCACCCTATAAGCTCTAATTCTTCCCATTTTTCGGTGCTTGCCCTTCCACAAGGGGTCAAACAGAGAATGTGCAATCATACGCAAGTTACGGAGTTCTTTGTTAGCAGGCGTTCCTAATGGTGTCTTGCCTCGTCCATGTGTGCCCACTCTTGCATCACATTCATAACAAACATAAAGATTTGTGCCATAGTCCTCACCGTAAAATTCCTTGCTTGTTACAAATTTTAGTTCTCCAAAGCAATACGGACATTCCATGTCGTGTCCTCCTATAAAAAATGATTTATTCGCTCACAGATTGCGAAACTACCACTAACTTTGATAATTCGATAGTTTGGATATCTGATCATGTACTGCAACACCAAGCGCCTGATTTCATCGTGATTACCTTCTGCCTGTAGAAATATCCAAGTAGGTAATAAAACCTTTGTGGGAACTTCGTTCATCATTCTAATAAATAGCCGACTTTAATGGTTCTAGTGAGTTGTTTAGTCATACGGCAGTATTCGCATTTTCCACATCGTACCGGCTCTTTACTAGAATTTTTCGCTTCAATAATGCTGGGTAACAAAGTCTTTACATACTCCAACTCAAAATCGAAATCAGGTATTTCAAACTCCAAAATTTCCTTATCAGGTGGTGTTTCCTTAGTGACTGTAACAAGATATGGATCATAATATTGACCTGTGTTTTGATAGATTATTTCTCGATATACTGCCATTTGAAGTACATAATCATAAGCTTCAACAAAGGAAACATACTTATTGTATTTCTCACTCCAATAACGCTTATAAAGGCACTGAGTGGTTTTTAAATCACTAAATGATTTACGATTATGGTGTATAGAATCAATTTTGATTTTCCAATGCACTCCAAAAAGTTCACCAGTAAGAATAACCTCTTTTTCGCCATCTAAAGCAAACATTGCAAATCGATCATTTTTTAAAGTTTCTATCATACTATCTGCTTGTTCAAACTCAGCATATTTTCCCCCACGGCTTTTAAAGATGCTGTCATGATGTTTCTCACAAAACTCGGTAAAAGCTTGGTCACTTTCAAAAGCTGCATGTGTGTAGGAACCAACAATTAGAGCTGTAGATGAAGGACGAATAAATTCGCCCTTCAACTCAGCAATAAACCTTGCTTCACATTGCATAGCACTTTTAAATTGAGATACTGACATATAGTATCGATTAGCTTCATTTGAGTAGTAATTCAGTCTGTTCAATTGGAATTTCGTCTGATGCATCTACTATCACCTCTGTTTTTGGTTGTTCTTGTGATTTTTCAAAATCAGCAGCTAGTCCACTTGATTTCTGTTTAACTGCATCTTTATCAAACCAATCTTCAACTTTGGTCATACCATCACATAAGGAATTGTAAATTTTCCCTAAATCGATATAGTCTCGTTCAGTAAAATCACTAGTTTTATAACCGAACTTTTCCTCAACCATTTCCTGCGTGACTTTGAAATACTCTTTTAGCATTTTTAAAGCATTTGCTAGACGATCTTTCAACGGCTCAGTGTTATTACCTTGTAATGTCAACTCACATTCTTTTAAAGCTTTCTCAACAATATCACCTGGAATGATGCCAAGAATACAAGCTCTTAGTCTGCGCGAACCATCATTTGCAACTTTCTCATAAATGTCACGCGGATCAGAAAATGTTTTTAAGCCATTTTTTGTTTTTATTGAGTGTTTAACAGTAAAGGTTTTTTCTTGTCTTGTATTCGTCTCTAAATCCCAACAAAAAGCCATAGCTGTTGATTCACCATTTCGTTGTTCTAATTCTTTAACACCAAAAGAAATGTTTCCCCAACTTTGCGCCAGAACCTCTGCAAGACGAATTGAAGGCCCGGTTACATTTGTACCTGCTCTTGGATACGAATACATTGCTGACTCTGCGAGAGAGAATCGTTTGCATGCATCTAAGATTCGTCTTTCAGCATCGAAATAATTTCTTGGAAACGACTTTGCCATAAATATTTGCCCTTTAACTTCCTCCATTTCACGAGAGGAACTAGCTTGTGCTAGTACTCCTCCCCCTTGAGTTGATTGATAGGAAGTCGGATTATGAAATTGTTCTGCTAAGTTTCTCATTGAAATTCCTCCTATAGTGCTCTATAATTAGTGCTAATAATGTTTGTTTAGACCACTCTGCCAAGTGGTTTATTTTTTTGTATGTGCAAAGCCATAATGTTTTTCCACATAAACTATAACTTCAGAATCACTCATATCATATGTTGATTTGTCTTTATATCTAGTAGCTAGGTAGTCACTAATATTGTCAATGTGTACGGTAGCGTCACCTATCTCAAAATACACATCATGACAAACTATCAAACTACCAAAATCGTCATACATTTCAATACTGACAGTGGGTTCGTATTGATTAAAGCATGGCTGAGGATACTCAAGACGCCCTAAAATCATTGGGTTTTCAACATCCATCCGAATCACGCTCCTTAATAGCCTCATTGCCTCTAAAGTCGATGCCATCCACTAAAATTTGATAAGATGCTCTTTTTTTTGAAATAAATCGGTATCAATCTTTTTGTTGTAGTCTCCAAGTTTTTTAAATGCTTCTTCACCATCAAGTAACAAAACCCTCACACTATAATTTGCCCAAGCCGTTAAATCAATATGGACATCTATAACCGCATCTTGCGATATACTGTGTTCTGCTAACAATTGCGGCAATTTAGCAATCTTAGCTATTGCTTGTTCTAATCTCATATCTGTCACCCTTTCAATTTTTTCCTTGCGAGGATCTATTATTTTTTTATAAGTAGAATAAGAGGATTACTACGAAGTAATATTCAGTTGTCTTGAGATAGCAAGGGATGGTTTCCCATCAAGCAGCCTACAACTTGGCTAACCATTAATTAAGGGAAGGAAATAGTAGTTGTAAACTGCTTGACGAGAGCGAGTATTATACTCGCAAACGCTTATTGATTAATCACTAATTGTTGCTACTTCACGTGCTATAAAGAAATTGCCGAATTTATCTCGTTCCGGAAGTCCATTTTTTTGATAATTTGGTGTAGCTGCCTCTACATATATTTCTTGCCCACATTCACGACAAGCAACAATTTCATCGTACTCATGAATGTATCGTTTTCCCTTACTCCCACAATCACACCAGTAATAACAGCGATAACGCTCCGTACCATCTTCATCTACTTTGATACCGGTTTCCCAATGCTTCTGCTCTTGTTGTGCTTCTACTCTTTCAGCAACTGATACATTTAACGAACGATGGTCATCTATTTTTGGTAACACTTTCTTAATAGTTGAAGTGTCCACATCTAGTTTTGTTTGTACTGTTGCAGGTTTTACTTTTTCGATTGATTCCTTAGGTGTAGTCGATACAGGTGTAGATTTTTCTACTTGTACCGCAGTTGTTAACTGTTTTGACTCCTTATTAAATCCAGCATTAAGTACATAGAAAAAGCCTTGTATTGCATCTGTCATATGATTACTCTGTAAGTTTTCAGCTTTTAAATGAGCATTGTGCAATGTAATTTCAATATTCATAGTGGCCTCCTACAATATGTGTTATAATTTATTGAGACTTAATTTAGCTCTGCTGTTTAATCGTCCTACCGATCAAACAGCTTTTTTTGTGACAAAGTTATAAAAGCGATCTAGCAAGGTTCGTGTGTTGTACACTCGTGATATAGTGCATTTATTGCAATAAAAATGTATACATACTAGCCGTTGCTTAAGTGTCATGTGTCGCCATGCTCTAACTTTGATTCTCAAGTTTTTTCACCGCCTTCAGGGAAATACCGCGTCTGGTTAAATTCTTTATTATCCCTCCAAAATTCCTGTTATCTTGTAGTTGGACCTCTAATCGTTTAATAGTATGTTGTGCCTGTTTTATCCGCCACGCACATTCTGCAGCCAAGTGATATGTCCCTTGTTGCTCATGAAATTTTATAGCAGTTTGTAAATCCTCTATACATGCTTTCTTTGCCGCAATTTCCAGTTCCAGTTTCGTTACAATATTCATACAATAAATGCCTCCTACCAATTCTTATTAAGATTTTTATAATAATCGAACAGCCCTTTTTTCCTTAGAGAAGTTACTTTAGATTGAACAGTATGTTCTGTTCGCCCAATAGCAAATGCTATGGTCCTCGTATGATCAATCTCATAAAATTTACAAATATATTCGAGTTCACTTTCTGAAAAAGGCTTTCCATGCGAAAAATGGAACTCTGGGTGGTACCGCATACGCCCAAAATTGTCATAGCTAATTGCTGTGCTCTCCATTGTGTTCCCCTCTTTCTAAACCTTGATGAACTAAAGTCCAAAGATCGCGAAGGGGCTTATCACCATTGCCCCACATCCGCAATATTTCGAGCGCTAAAGCTTCATTCTTATTTGATAACTCAGTCAGCTTTTCAGGTAAAAATGCTCGAATTTTAACTAATTCCATATTGATGGTATTTTTCATTGTTCTGACCCCTTTCTTAAATCATCCAAACTCACTTCTAGAGCATCTGCGATTTTACACATTACTCGAAATGTGGGATTAGGATTATCACTGTTTTCTATCATTTGGAGAGTAGATTCATTTACTCCCGAGAGTTTAGCTAATCGATATCTTGATAACTTTCGGTACTCTCTTAACTCTTTTAAACGAATATCCAATATATAGTGCGCCTCCCATTTGATTACCACAATATAATGTGATATATTAATATATAAGAACAAATGTTCTTTTAGGTAGAAAGGAAGTGAATTACTTATGGCTAATAAGAAACAAACATCTAAAAGTATTGCTAGTAAAGCTAGTAAAATTTTAAAAGATGGTCGATACAGCAAAACAGCTAAATCTGTTGCTGGCTCTGCATTAGCTCAAACTAAGAAGAAATAACCTTGAAAGTTTGAGCTACTTGTAAGGAAATAATCATTTCTCTTTGTAGAAAAACAGTGTAGTTGCTTGCATTTACTCCAATAAATTGACCAGGAGCTACACTGTCTACCTCTGGCGGTATTTTATTAAAAAGCTCAACATCCTCGTACTCATCTCCATTTACAAGAATCAAACGCTTAACTTTCACTTGTACAAGTCCACCTTTCTTCTAATTAAAGTTGCCACTGTCATCTTTTAGGTATCAGTCCAAATACGCTGGTTCATTGGCTACCAGCCTTATACCTTTAGCAATCGAGTTTTTCATGCAATAGATTGCTATTTATTAGGGACATCTAGCCCCTCTACTCGTGCTAGAAACACAAGTGTTACAGTAGAAACATTAGAAATTGGCGAATCGATTTTCACATCTACAAGCGTGTTAATATGTGCATTGTTAATCCAAATTCTATTTTCAATTTTTACTGATGGGTATTTTTGTCCAAAAACATATCTAGGGTAACTTCCCTCACTCGTTGCGCCAACAACCTGTGAGGATTTTTTATTATCTTCCATGTATCCTCGCTCCTTTCATCCGTTCTAATGTTGCTACCGTCATTTCAGCTATAAGTTACGACTCTACCTTCGTCGGCTAGGTATCACAGCGCATTGGTAAATGAAATATAATTAGAGTAAATCTATCATATTCCGCACTTTAAGTGCGATTTGTTAGTAAATTTTTTTGCTGGAACTCTTAATTCGTCAATGTCATATCTCAATACATATGCCAAAGCATACATACTAACTGGTTTAACATCTACTTCTCCATTCTCCCAAGAGATTAAAGTACGTTTACCAATACCCAATTTTTCAGCCAACGCCTCTTGAGAATAGCCTCTTTCAACTCTAGCTGCTTTGATAGATAAAGTTTTATCCATACTATCACCCCAATCCAATATTTTCTTGCTTTTAATATACCGCCCTTAAAGTGCGATGTCAACACTTAAAGTGCGGAAATAGCAATATAATACATTGCGTAAACTGCACTTTAAGAGTAAAATAGATTCAAGGAGGTGATAAAATTGCCAAAAAAAGAAATATCAGCTACGGAACAAAGACACATAGTCGCTAGAAATTTGAATAGTCTTTTAGAAAAAAACAACAAAAAGAAGATTGATGTTTTCAAAGATTTAGAGAAGTACGGAGTTTCAGAAACTACCGTTTACAGTTGGTTCAATGGGAAAAAGTACCCTAGAATTGATAAAGTTCAATTGTTAGCGGATTATTTCGGAGTTTTAAAATCAGACATTACTGAAGATAAGTCAATCGCTCAAGAAGATAATAACAACACTTTTACTTTTAATAACCAAAATGATTATCCTTATATCCCTGCCACTGTATCTGCTGGAATACCAATTAATATTGATGGCTTAGATAGCTTCGAAACAATTTCTATACCTGACGAATTACTTGGTAAATACGCTGGTGATGAAGATTTATTCTTTATGAGAGTTAATGGGGATTCAATGAACAAAATAATCCCTCATAAATCACTTATTGGCGTCAAACCTATAAAAATTAAGGGATTGCGAAGTGGAGATATTGTTGTTTACAGTGATGGATATAATTACTCAGTCAAAAGGTTTTATCGGGATGGAGATCGGTTAATTTTTAGACCTGAGTCATATGATGCTAGTTTTACAGATTACACGGTTAGCGAACCATACGAGGACTTGAGGTTACACGGCAAAGTTGTTATTTATATTGTTAACTTAGATTAATACTTAACGTTAAGCATTAAAACAGAAAGAGCAGACTCATTTGTCTAGCTCTTTTCTTATAAACATTAAAAGGAGATGAGAAAAATGACCGTAAAAGAAACTGAAGCTAAAAATGTCCTACGTGTAGCTATCTACATCCGTGTATCCACCCGCAATCAAGAAGATAAATACAGTCTAGCTGCACAGGAACATGATTTAGTAGAGTATGCGAACAAGCAAAACTGGCGTATCATCGATGTTTTTAAGGATGTAGACAGTGGTGCAAAGTTTGATAAAAAAGGGCTAACAGCTTTGATGGATTGTGTAGATGATGGCTTGGTAGATGTTGTGCTAGTAGCTGATCAAGACCGGTTATCACGCTTAGATACGTTGAACTGGGAAGAATTAAAGTTAGTGTTGCGTGAAAACAATGTAAAAATTGCGGAACCAGGCTTAGTTATCGACTTAGACAATGAAGATGATGAATTTCGTTCTGATTTATACAACATCATCGCAAGACGGGAACGACGTTTATTCCGTAGAAGATCTCAACGCGGACTTCGCCAATATGTACGTGAGGGCGGAATATATGGACGTGTACCATTTGAATATATTTATAACAAGGAAACAAAAGAATTATCTCTTAACGAGGAATTTTCTTGGGTCATATCGTTCATTGATGATTTATTTTTACAAGGATATGGTCCATCAAGTATCGCTACAGAACTAAATAAAATATCACGTACATCAAACGGCGCTAAATGGCACCCTAACACCGTGTATCAAAGATTAAGAAATGTGGCTTATTGTGGTGAATATAGCATAACTTTTTCAAACGGTGAAACTATTAACAATGAAGATAAATATCCCCAGCTACGTACAGTAGAAACATTTGACCGTATACAACACATAATGGAAACGAATACGAAGCCTTTTCCAACAACACGTAAACATCACCATCCCCTTGCTAAGTTGCATATTTCTTGCACTGAATGTGGGCGTAAACTATCTTTACAACAAGGAGATAAATCACAGTACGGTGGCTATAGGTGGTATTTAGCGCATAATCATGGCTTAGCTGATCCTTGCCCCTTCGAGCCGAAATATAATGCTGTTCGCATTACTAGACCACTTGTATTGGCAGTTAAAAATATTTTGCTGAGTGAAGAAACTGCGAAAAGATACCTTGATATTGAATTTAAGGATGAATCTCAAATTAGCCAACTCGAGCAACAAGCGTCAAATTTACAAAAGATGATGAGCGATAATAATGGGAAAATTGATAAGTTGCTAGATTTATATTTAGATAGCAAACTGACAAAAGAAAAATATGAGGAAAAAACAAAGACAATCGAAACAGAAAATGCAGGTTTAAAAACGAGCTTTGAGGAATTAAACACGAAAATAGATTTGCTGAAGGATGAGAAATATAGTTATGATGCGTTGCTTGATAATTTAGCAGTAGTAGAAGAACATTTATCGACTATTCATAGATTAGATACTGAATATAGCGAGAAAGATAAAGAAGATTTAATAGCTGCTCTGTTTGAATATGCCCTACTCTCACCCGCTGAAAACAACATCACGTTTAAATTCACCACACTCAATGATTTCCCTATTGATTTAATGGTGAAAATAGATGAAACAAATGTAGAATACGAAGAACGTTTATTAGAAAAGCAAAGAGAACGTTACGAAGCTACTCAAGCTATTTTAGATGCCCAACCTTCTCCAATATCATTTATGGAATTAAAACGACTGACAGGATTAAATGCACAAACTTTAAGAGAAGATGAAAAGCGATTTGGACCTTATTCAAACTTGAAATTAGGTAAAGGCAGCCCTGAACGAAAAGCTGAAATTGTTGAAGGTATTAAAAAGTTAATTACTGTAAATCCAAACATGACTAGTATAGAGATTGCAAAAGAGTTAGGTAGTTCCCAGGGCACTATTTTGAAATATATCAAAGAAAACAAATTGCGTGGAGGTAGACAGCGCAAGGGTTGAGGGATTGATATGTATACAAACATTCATTGATATGTTAGTCATTTTAAAAATGTATTATTAGAATAGAAATAATTAGAAGTACAATTAACATTTCGATAAGCGTGAATCCAGCTTGTTGCTTTATTTTTTTCATTATTATCCTCCTATACTAGTTCAATCATATGATAAATGGGTAATAGCAAACTAACATATGCAGCAACGATACAGATAGCAATGATGATAAAAAAAGTTGGCTGTACAAATGCAAGTATTCGGTGCAATAATTGCTCCTGCTTATCTGTCAATAATTCGCTATAGAGTAAAAGCTCTTTTCCTAAATAGCCACTTTTCTCACCATGCTCAACAAATATGGAGAAATCTCTCTGCCAAACAGCTGTTAATTGAACAGCCTGTGTCAAAGTATCTCCAAAAACAACACGCTCTTTGAGACATCGAGCCAAATGCTGTAAAAGTGGCTGTAATCGTTGCTCTTCCAATATTTGCAGACTGGCCTGTAATGAAAAACCACTTTCTAGTAGACTCCCTAAATAGGCAGCAAATTGCCTCGTTAAAGATAATCGCACATAGATTTGGACCAACGGGATTTTTGAGATGATTGTAAGCTGACGGGCAATTGACTGACGTTTAAGATAGAGCTGAAAAAACAGAATACTACCAATCGAAGCTATACCTAATAAGA